AGGCCACACCTTTGAGCGCTCATAGTATAAAGTCTAAGCGTAGACATCCAAATCCATCAACCTTCAATCGTGAACGGTATAGCTTCGGACACATGACGTTTGAGTTAATTGATCACCCGAAAGATGGCGTTTCTTTTTGTCTCTTAGCAGGACCACCCGACAATCTTTTTGATGATAAGCCCATTTGCAGCGGTTTTATGAAGAAAAGTTTTGCAAAAGACTTATCAGAAATAATGCAGCGTGTATTACAGTTGAAAGAGGAAAGAAAGCTTCCAGATAGATGTTCACGACATTTGTGTGATAACCAAGTGATTGAAGGTGAAGAAGTTTGTGCAGTTTGCTTTTATGATTAAGAAAGGATAAAGTTTTGAATATTCATGCTGATATAGATTGGCCTTCATTGAATCCTCAGCTTCTTAGTGTGGAAGATTTAATTCCATACGTAAATAATTCTCGTATTCACTCACAGGATCAGATCAATCAAGTTGCTGCAAGTATTAATGAATGGGGCTTTACTAATCCTATACTTATTGATGAAAAAAATATGATTTTGGCAGGGCATTGTAGGCTTTTAGCAGCGCAAAAACTTAAACTTGATAAAGTTCCAGTAATTATAGCCAGAGGTTGGTCAGAAGAACAGAAGAAGGCTTATATAATAGCAGATAATAAACTCTCTTTAAATTCTTCATGGGACAAAGAGCTTTTGAAAGCTGAAATCAAACAGCTTGAAGTCGACAATTATAATTTAGATTTTGTTGGATTTAATGTAGAGGAATTAACAGAGTTGTTTTTAGATAAAGAATTTGGCACCACTGATGCGTTTGATGAATGGCAAGATATGCCAGAATACGACAACGAAGATATGAATTATTACAGATCGTTCAAAATTCACTTTAATAACCAAGAGGATTTGGACGAGTTTATAGAAAAAACTGGCTTACAGATCACAGAAAAAACACGTAGTACTGTTTACCCGAAACCAGAAAAACTAGACCTCAAGGCATACATTGTAAGTGGCACAGACAGTGCGGCCTAATTTTCCTCTGTATATACCAAGCAAAGGGCGATCAGAATACATGGTTACCTCTAAGGCTTTGACTATGATGAAGGTGCCGCATTATGTCGTGGTCGAGCCTCATCAGGTGGACGATTACAACAAGGCGATAAAGCATTGGGATTTATCGGCAACTGTTATAGAATTAGACCTCAGCTACAAAGAAAAATACGAACTCTGCGATGATCTGGGATTAACAAAGAGTACAGGGCCAGGGCCCGCGCGTAATTTTGCATGGGAACACTCTAAGCAGAATGGTTTTGCGTGGCATTGGGTCATGGATGATAACATCAGGTATTTTCATCGGTTCAATAAAAACCTACAGATCAAGGTCACAGACGGTACATGCTTTCGTGTGATGGAAGATTTTGTGCAGAGATACACAAACATCGGAATGGCGGGTCCAAATTACATGATGTTTGCGCCACGCAAGACGCGTCTGCCTCCGTTCGTGCTAAACACACGAATTTATAGCTGCAATCTTATACGAAATGAATTGAAGTATCGTTGGCGCGGTCGTTATAACGAAGATACTATCCTGTCGTTAGATATAATTAAGGCTGGTTGGTGCACGACACAGTTCAATGTTTTCTTGCAAGAAAAAATGAATACGCAAATTCTTAAAGGTGGTAATACAGAAGAATTTTACCACGCAGAGGGAAGCGTTCTCAAAGGTGAAAGATATTCAGACACTGGAACGCTTGCTAAATCACAAATGCAAGTGAAGGTTCATCCCGACTGTTCTCGTCTTGTCAAGAAATATGGACGTTGGCACCACCATGTAGATTACAACAGATTTAAAAAGCAGAAGCTGATAAGGAGAACTGATGTAGATTTCACGGGATCGGTGCAAGATTACGGGATGAAAATGGTTATAAAGTCTTAGACTTATATATTGTGAATTAATAACTTTCTAAAATATCTTTTATCGTTCAAAATTTGTGTTATATGAATGTTGACACATTTGTATTATTTAGGGATCAGAAATAATGTCAAAAAAAAATGATATAGTGCCAATGCAGCAAAAAAGAGGCCCAAGGGGACCAAGTAAACCTATTACAGATCAAATGTTTGATCAAATTGTGTCGATGATCCGTATTCATTGTACCCAAAATGAAATATGCAATATCATAGGTATGTCTGACACTACTCTTAACCGACGTTTGAAAGAGCGCGGTTATGATAATTTTGAAGGGCTGTATAAAAAGCACAATGACGAAGGTAAAGCGTCAATAAGACGGATGCAATGGCAAGCGGCAGAGAACGGAAATTCAGCTATGCTTGTTTGGCTTGGAAAGCAGTATCTTAGTCAGACTGATAAGGTTGATGCAAGAGTAGGTGGTCCAGACGGCGGACCATTGATAACTAAAATTGAACATGAATACATCGACGTTACGCCATAAGGCTCCGAAGTGGACGAAAGCGCTTGATCAAGGAGAGATTGGCAACCCAAGATATCGAGGTGCTAAAGGTGGTAGAGCGTCTGGCAAATCTCATTACTTTGCAACAAAAGTTATTTTGAGATGTTTAGCAGAACCTAACACAAAAGTTATTTGCATTCGTGAAATTCAACGTTCCCTTGAATTTTCGTCAAAACAACTGATTGAGGATAAAATAAAAGAATTAGGCATTGAGCATTATTTTGAAGTTCAAAGAACACGTATTTCGTCAAGATTTGGCAATGGCGTTATTATTTTCCAAGGAATGCAAGATCATACAGCAGATAGCGTTAAAAGTTTAGAGGGATTTGATATTGCTTGGGTGGACGAAGCGCAATCTATGTCATCCCGCTCAATCGAATTGCTTGATCCAACACTGCGAAAAAACACCGCAGAAATTTGGTGCAGCTGGAATCCTCAAAGAGAAGCTGATGCTGTGGAAGTTCTCTTTAAAAATAATCCAAAAGCGGTGTGCGTTCATGTAAATTTCAATCAAAATCCTTTTGCAACAAATTCCGTAAGAGAGATGGCCGAATTTTCTAGATCACAAAACGTTTTGAAATATAACCATATTTGGCTTGGTGATTTCATCAAAGAAGTAGAAGGGTCACTGTGGAACCTAGATAACATTATAGAAAAGATAGTTACATCGAATGAAGTTCCAGAGTTATCAAGAATAGTTGTAGCTATTGATCCAGCAGTGACAGCCAATAAGAATTCCGATGAAACTGGAATAATCGTTGCGGGAAGATCACGATTTTCAGATGCGTATTATGTCCTTGAAGATGCTTCTCTAAGATCAAGTCCCGATGTTTGGGTAAATAGAGCTATTAAAAAATATTATGAATATGAAGCTGATCGTATTATAGCAGAAGTAAACAATGGTGGCGATCTGGTAGAAAATCTGTTAAGAAATGTTGATAGGAACGTAGCTTACTCTTCAGTACGAGCAACGCGAGGTAAAATTGTGAGGGCAGAACCGATAGCTGCCCTGTACGAGCGAGGCCAAGTGTTCCATGTTGGGCGCATGACTGATTTGGAGGAGCAAATGATATTTTTTGATGGTCGGAGCAATACTTCGCCTGATCGTTTAGATGCTTTGGTCTGGGCTTTGACGGAACTAACTAGATCAAACGGACAAGCATATTGGAGAGTAAGTTGATGGCAACATTGCGTGAAAGATTTGCTGCATTTTTATCACCAGAAAGTTTTGTTGAAAAAAAAGCATTGCCTCAAGTACATTTAACAGGCCCATCTTACGCCTCTGGTAAAAAGGATAATTTCAGATCGTTTGCATCGGAAGGATATAAGGAAAACGCTATTGTTTATCGCTGTGTGAACGAGATCGCAAACGGCGCAAGCACAATTGAATTTAATCTTTTCCAAGGGGATAATAGGGTTGAAAGTCATCCACTTCTATCTCTCTTGAGGCGCCCAAATCCTTTGCAAGCTGGTGTCGAATACTTTCAATCTCTCTATAGTTACCTGCTGCTATCTGGTAATTCATACGCTCTAACTTCAGATGTCAATAATATGATTACTGAGCTTCATATTTTGCGGCCTGATAGAATCGAAATAAAACCGTCAGAAACTACAATTCCTAAGTCGTACTGTTATAAACTAAATGGTCAAACGGTAGCCGAATATCCGGCTGATCCAGTAACGGGTGCTTCTCAAGTTAAGCATTTTAAATTCTGGAACCCTCTTGATGATTATTTAGGATTATCGCCATTGGCAGCGGCAGCGGTGGACGTTGATCAAAATAATCTCATAAGCAAACACAACATTGCGTTATTAGCGAACGGAGCGCGGCCTCTT